TAGACCCGGCCCGTCTTGCAGTTCATTTCCTCTGCCAGTCCGCGCAGCTCGGCCTTGAAGCCGCCTGCCTGCCGCTCCAGCTCTCCGATCGTGCCCCGAAAGGTCAGAACCCTGTTTTCCGGCGCGCTCCATTGCACCAGCCACGCCTCCACCTCGGCCCCGTCGAAGCGCCCCGCCTCGATATCAGCCTCGGTGATCGACGCATCCGACAGCGCGCCCAGGGCTTCGCCATTATCGACCGACAACCCCGTCGACTGGCTCAGCGCCGAGGCCGTCAGCCCGGTATCGGCGCGGAAAAGGGTGCCGTCGAAGCCCAGCGCGCAATCGTGATCGGTAAAGCCCAGCACCACCCCGTCGCGCCGGGTGAGCCGCCAGCAACGCGCAACATCCGTCGCGCCCGTGCCCAGGTGCGCCTGGAAGCCCGCCGCGCTCATACCCGGATCTCCACGATGGGCACGTCCGGCACCTCGCCGGCCTGGAAACTGGCCACCGAGGTCTGAATACGGTCGATATCGAAACGCACGGGCACGTCGAACTCGAAGCCCGCGCTCACCTCCACCCCTTCGTCGGGCGCATCGGTGAAGGTGACGACACCCGTGGTCTCGTCCACCTCCCAATGCACGCCCTGCACAAGTTCAGCCGCGTCGACGCCCGCGCGCACGCTGTCGGCCACGGGCTTGGTGATGGGCCGGTCATAGCCCTCGTCGCCGGACCGATAGGTCTTGATCAGCTGAAAGCTGCGGGTCTCGCCGTCGCCCGTGCCGATCACGCAATCGCGAAATCCCGGGGATTTGGAGGGCGCACAGCTCTTGTAATCCGACCAGTCCTTCCAGCGGAACCCGTGCAGCTGCCCGCGCCGGGCCTCGAAGAAAGCGATCAGCGTCTCGATATCGTCAAGCGAGCGCATGCCCAGCCCCGCGTCATAGCGGCGGCGCGAATGGGCCCAGGGGGTGTTGCGCTCTTCGAAACCGTTGGCCAGCTGCACCAGTTCCGTGCGCCGCTCGGGCCCCCCGACCGAGCCGAAGCTCAGGCTCGCGGGAAAGCGAATTTCGTGGAATGTCATGGGGTTGCCTCTCTCACCTGTTGCGCTGACCACGCGCAAGGGCGCGGCTCATCTGCGCTGCGATCTGGCTTTGCGAACGTTGGAATCCCTGCACATCGGGCGTAGAGATATTCATGGTGACCTGAACCGGGCGCCCGCCCCCCTGGGCCTGCACGCCAAGCCGCCCGTCGGCCCCGCGTGTCAGGGGCATGATTGCCTCGGGGCCAGCCTCGCCCATCAGCCCAAGCCCGCCACGCATGGCAAAGGGGGTCGCGCCGCTGACCACGCCGCCGCGCGCAAATGGCGTCACGCGCCCGCCCGCGAAAGCGCCGCCCTTCTCGAAGGGCAAGACCGCCGACATCAGCGAATTGACCCCGTTGGCCAGGGCCCCGCCAAGCGCGTTCTGCACAGGGCGGATCGCGGTATTGTAGGCCGCGTCCACCATGCTCTGGGCCACCGAGCGCAGCGCGTCCGACAGGCGCATGCCGTCGAAGATCACCCCGTCGAAGGCGCGTCTCAGCCCGCTTCCGAAACTTCGGCTCAGCCCCTGCACCTCTCGGCCGGTGTAAAGCATCGAGTCCTGCATCGCCCTCAACTCGCCATGGAAGGTCGCCACCATCTGCGTGGCCGAGCCGAGCGTCGCCTCCAGCGAGGCCAGCTCTGCATCGAACCGGTCCAGGTCTTCATCCATCACCACTGTCCTTCGTATCGGGGAACCGGGCGGCCAGGGCCTCCAGCCCCGCCCGTCCCATCGGGGCAAGCGCAGAGGGCTCGCCCAGCATCAGCATCAATTCGGCAGGGGTCAGCGCCCAGAACTGCGCGGGCGTCAGCCCCAGGCCCTGAATCCCGGCCCGCATCAGCCCGGGCCAGTCGAAAGGCCGCTCGCTCATGCGGGGGGGCGGAAGGCCAGCACCAGAAGACGCGCGGCGACCCGCGCGGCCTCCAGCGGACCTCCCTCGATCTCGGCGCGCGCAAGATCCCCCGGCGCGCCGGTCCAGCCGCCCCCGCGCAGACCCGCGCACAGCAGGGCCAGCACGTCGCGTGCCCGGAACCCGCCCGCCTCGAAGCGCTCGACCAGTGCGGGCAGCCCATCGGCCTCCAGCTGCTCTTCCAGTTCCGCCAGGGCGCCAAGGGTCAGCTTCAGAACCTGCCGCTTGCCATCGACAACCAGCGCCACCTCGCCCGCATGGGGGTTGGCCATGGCTCAGAGCGCCGCGGTAAAGGTCAGCGCCCCCGCCGAGGCCATCGACAGCTCGTAGGTCGCCTCTCCGTCATGAGTGCCCGCATATTCGATCGCGGTGATCTGGAACGGGCCCTCGACGGTGCCGAAATCGGGGATGATGACCTGGAAATCGGGCACCTCCCCATCGAAAAAGAGCTGCCGGGCGCGTTCATCCGTCGCCTCGTCGCGGAAGATGCCAGAGCCGGTGATCGCGGCTGATTTGACGCCCGCACCACCCAGCAATTCCCGCCAGCCACCGGTCGATTCAAGGCTGGTCACATCCACCGTTTCGGCATTGAAGCTCAGCCGCGAGGCGCGCAGCCCCGCCAAGGTCTGGAAGGATCCGTTGCCATCCAGGTCAACCTTCAGCAGAAGGTCTTTCCCATTTTGTGCCGCCATTTCATTCTCCAATCAAATCAGACAGTTGTTTTGGAAAGCTGATGTTGGTTAATCAGCTGTTATCCTCGTCCAGACGGGCGCGGAACCAGATCTCGATCCGCCTGTCCGACCCGGCCCGGGCCGCTTGTGCACGCAGGAACTGGACCCGCCCCACGCGCCCGCGCGTCAGCCCCAAGGGGGCGCCAAGCAGCGCGTCCGAGATCGCAGCCGCGGCCTGTTTGGCCTGGTAGAACCCGGCCACGCTGCTGGTCACCGTGATGCTGAAGTCGTGCTCGGCGCCGCCAAAGCTGCCATCCGAGCGGTCGCGCGCCTTCTCGGGGCCCAATGTCACGTATAGCGACGGCGGCGGGCCTTCGGGCAGCGCGTCGAAGACGTTGCCGCCCACGATCGCCGCCAGGCCCGCATCCGCGCTCAACCGCCCGTAGACCGCCGTCTGAAGGGCGGCTGTCATGCCATAGCTCATGTGCCCTCCTCCTCGGTTGCGAAACAGACCAGGAAGCGCCCGCCCGGGTCGCTCTCGGTCACTGCATCAATGGAAAAGATCCGCGCCCCGTCCCGGAACCTCTGCGACGGTTTGGGGCGCGACGGCGCGCCCTGCGGCGCGGCGCGAACGGTGATCCGGTAGCCCATCCGCGCCAGCCCCGCGGCATCGCGCCCGGTGCGTGGAATGACCTCGGCCCAGACCTGCCCAAGCGGAAGCCAGGCTTCCAGCTGGCCGCCCGCCCCGTCCGGCGTGCGCAGCGGGCGTTCCAGAAGCAGGCGGCGGGTCAGGTTCGGATGCCCGTTCATCCGCTCAGCCCCCGCATCCGGACCGAGCGATAGGGCTCAATCAACACCGCGACACCGCAGGCCATGCCCGCCTCGCCCGTGCCCTTTGCTTCGTAATACTCGGCCGCCTGAAGCAGCACCGCCTGGCGCAGATCGGCGGGAATGCCGTGCCAGTCGAGCCCGTATCCGGCGGTGAATTCGATCTCGACCGAGCCGCCGGTCGAGGGGTTGGGCAAACTGCCGGTCGCCACGATGGCCGGGCGGTGACTATCGCTGCGCAGGCTGTAGGCCTGCGGGTCCAGCACCGTTTCCGCACCCGCCCGCGACACCAGCTTGACGCTGTCGAGCGTCACCACCGGTGCCACAGGCAGCGCCTGTTCCTGCGGGTTCTGCCAGTGGCTCAGATGCCAGCTGAAGCCCCGCCGGAAGAGCGCCTTGCCCGTGCGGGCCTCGATTGCCGCCAGCGCCGCGCGCAGACAGCTTTCCAGCTCTGCATCCTGGCTTCCGTCATCGGCAAAGCCCGAGGACAGGCGCAGGTGATCGGTCAGCTCGGTCACGGGAAGAAGCGCGGTGGAAACCGAGGACATTTCGACCATCATCATGTTGTTATTTCTCCGAAAAAGACTCCTCTGAAAGGGTGGCACGGCCGGGGCCCCGCACCGCTCGCGCGGAGGACGAAAAGGCTGGAGGCCGCAAGATCCCGACCGTACCGCCCCGGCCCGAAATCACTGCGATACGGGCCGGGGGTGCTTGCCTCTGCCGAGGATCAGGAGATGCCGAACTTGAGCAGCTTGATCGCGGCGAAGTCGCTCACATCGCCGCCCACGCGCTTGGTGGCGTAGAACAGAACATGCGGCTTGGCGCTGAACGG